ATTAAAAGTATAATCGCCAATTCCAGTTACAACCCACCTATCGCCCGCATCATCTCTGACTTTCAATTTACTTTACCAACTGGTTTGAAGTTCAAGGGTAAGACGAGATTAGCAGCGATTCAAACTCTGCTGAGTTTTGTGAACTCTGGACCGATACAATATCAAATCTACGCAGACGCTTATGGTTACATTCACGTCGCCCAGAAAAAAGAACTTCACGATTCTAACTTCACCCCTTACACAGCGGGTCGTGTTCCAAAGACTACTGTTCCTCTCGACTTTTATCCAACTATGATTGAGAGAGTTACAAACGATGATGACTTCTTCAACAAAGTTACTGTTGAAAATGAAGAATTAGACATTAGTGCGACTGTCTCATTGACAAGTGAAAGACCTGTTCATCGGTACATCAAAGATACTAGCGTTACCACAGTTGCACACGCTGAAACTCTTGGTAGGCAAATACTGATGAGACAAGGAATTGCGTACAGTCAATGGATAGTAGAAGGTCTTCCAGAACGATTTGATTTGAGAGCGGGAGATATAATGGACTTCGCATCAATTGACGGTAGTCTAGCGGGTAGACAAGAATTATTTTCAATCGCTTGGGAGTTTTCAACTGACGACTCTAGTATGACATTAACAGTCGGAAAACAACCATCAGACATAGCGGCAACCATGAGGATGGCCGCCGGATTAAGTGTTCAGTAGGTCTTGGTCTGGTGTATTCATAGAGGTCGCCGCACCAGTCGTTCTCTGTATTGCGGGTAGTATATTTACCTATAAAGGTTTGCATGTATATAGTGTAATCATCCTATGTGGAACAAAAGGGGTCATCATTAGAAGTGTTTCCCCGTAGGGGGAAACCCTTCTACAAGAATTAATATAATTCCAATACCCCTTACAGGCACACACATACAAGGGTAGTGTATGTGTAACATCACTAGGGGAACACTCATCATTAAATCCCTATAGGCATAATGTTATATACCCACACCCCTTCCCGTATAACATGAGCAACCGAATAACAGAACTAATAACACAAATCAGAGAACTACCGGACAGGCCAACTTTAGAACCCGGAGACTGCTACATGCAAAGGTACGGAACAACTTCGGTCCGTGTATGGTCTTACAGAGTTCGACCATTGACATCAGTTGGAATCCCACGAAACTTAATCACATCGAGAGTTTCATATCACAGGGTCAACCAAGGCAGAAGCCGTTTCCCCGACACTATTTACGACTTAGAAGTTGAAGTACCTCATAACACATCAGCAGACGGTCGAGACTGTGTATGTGGTTGTAATGAATTAACAAATGAGTTGTATGCTGAGTTGGCGAATGAGGGCTTCAATGTCTACTGGGGCGGCAGAACCCACTGGTTAGACAGGTGAATTAATAATGGTGGGGTTGCACCCCCTATTTGCCCCGAAGGTAATACCTCAAAAAAGCCGAGGGGGTGCGTGTCCATCGGGGTGGGTTTAGGTTATTTCCCAATACATTAGCACGCATCTCTTCGCATCTCTAATACAACCCTCATTATATTGGTGGGGTATATCTGAACCATCATGGCCGTCGTGAGAATCAACATTCCAAGCAAATCAAAACTTCCAAATCTTTGGGATGAGATACAACCGGATTTTCCAATGCCTTCACCTAGAAAGTTTCAGAATGAAGCATTATCAGTTATCTATCACGCATTGAAGAAAGATGAGTTTGACAACATAGTTATTCAAGCCCCTACTGGAATAGGGAAATCAGCCATAGCCATGACCGTTCAAGCACAGTTTCAGTCTGCTTATCTATTGACTCCGAGCCTCGGCCTCGCAACCCAGTATCTTGCCGACTACGGTCATGTTGTGAAAGAAGTGAGGGGTCGCTCCAATTTTCCTTGTTGGGTGAAGAGTGGTACTGCTGACGGTGCTCCTTGTTGGACGAAGAGAGGTGGTTCTTGTCCACATTCGAAAGAGACCGACCCCTGCCCCTACTACGAACAAAAGTTCGCTGCCTCTGACGCACGAATCACCCTATCCAATCCGGCTTATTTGTTTAGGGTAATACAGGGCGACCAAAGATTTGAACAAAGAGACTTCGCTATTATAGATGAGGCACACAGGATGGAAGGATTTCTTCTTGACCTTCTCGGCACTAGAATATCAGAGAAAGACTGGCAAAAAGTACATGGTCCAAAATGGAACTTTCCAATGCACTATCACCCTGCCGACTGGCTTGATGATGTAAAGGACTTCGTGAAGTCTTGCGATATGCACCTCAAGGCTGCCGAGGATGAAGAAGATGATGTAAAGATAAAGGCGTTCCGTAGTATCTTAGAGAAAGGAACTACGATTCTCACACTTCTGCAACAACCGGATAACGTGGTTGTCAAAATGGATAAGACAAGATTCGGTAGGTTTGTTGAGTTCAAGCCAGTTCGGGTTCGTGATTATGCAGTTGACATGCTTGATTCAGTTGCGAGAAAAAGAATCTTCTTGTCTGCTACTATACTTGACGTAGATACGTACCTTCATTCTATGGGACTTGAGGACCAGAAAACTCTCTACATCAACATTACCGAAAGTCCATTCCCCAAAGATTGCTTCAACATTCATTATGCTCCCGTTGGCTCTATGTCATACTCGAAGAGAGATGCAACTATTCCAAAACAAGTCAAAGCAATAATCGGAATAATGGAAAAATATCCGAACAAGCGTGGTGTCGTTTTACCTCATACACATTACATAAGGAAGGGCATAGTTGAAGGTTTGAGAGCAGCAGGTTACGGAGACCGAGTTGTAACTCACGATTCAGATGCAGGGGGTCGAGATTCAGCCATTGATTATTTCATGACAAGTAAAGAAAACAACTTAGTTTTAATCTCGACTTATGTCAATGAGGGGTTTGACTTCAAAGGTAAACTAGCCGAGTGGTTGGTATTGTGTAAAGTACCCTATTTACCTGTTATAGACCCTGTTATATCGACTCGATTGACAGAAGACGAACATGCATGGCGGAGAAAGTATGAAGGCACTGAGGATTGTCCATACGAGCCACCTAGTAAGTATAGTAATGGGATGTGTGGTTCGTTCAGTTGTCCCGCTCCTTGTAAGAAATGGTACAACCTTCAAACTGCGTTGACTATCGTTCAAGGTGCAGGTAGAATAGTACGTTCACCAAAAGACAAAGGTCAAATATTCATCTTGGATTCTTCGTGGGCTAGATTCCAAAGGATGAATGCAGGTATGCTACCTGCTTGGTTCAGAAACAATATCGGACCTATGCCCGCATGGTTAAGGAGACACGTAGGATGAATAAGAAACAGTTGGTATTCAAAAAACGAAATCCAGATTTCATCAATGAGTTGAAAAGAAAGAGAGAGATAATGTGTTTTGTTATGCATGAAAACGGAGAACCGTTATACAAATCTGCCGAGGCTCTTTGGAGTAAAGTCAATCGACAATATCAAAAACATGGTTATGTCAAGAATAAAGCATGGATAGAGTGGATAGGTTTTCGAGAGTTATTCTGGGAGAGGCTTGTTGATTCTCATAACGATTGGATAAGTACACGTGAGGACATTCAAAGATATGCTACTATAAGCAAAAGAGCATCTATCATAATGGGGGATGAAGAGGAATGACAAGATACCTAATGAATAGGACAATACCGAACAAAGTCCTTGCTCCTTCAACTGAATCTCAACCCGCACGTGAGTGTGAAGTGGTGGGGTTGTTCACCCTACCCGAATGTCCTAATTGTAAAAGAAAAGGACCAGTTGATTGCATGGCTCTAGGACCGGGCAATTTGTGGCCGAATAGCGTAGTTATATGTGGAGACAATGACTGCGGTTTGTATTGGTCGCTAGTATCACAATTTCCACCGGACACAAAATGGCGGTCTGATGTAACACCTTAAGAGGGTGAGGATAAGGAGAGGGGGAATATGGTTCACGTAAGACAGTCAAGTGAAAACGCAACAGTGTATCACGTTGAAGAGATTGGTTATGATATAGTCTTGACTTTCTTGTCTGCGACAAAAGGCCGCATGGACTTCTCTGTATCTCTGAATGATGAGCCTAAAGGTAAAGTGAATGTCCTATCTCAATACAGTATCAAGCGTCTAGCAAAAGACTGTAAAATAAAAGATGAAGATTTCCAAACCAACTTACTCAAGGCGGGTCTTATTCTAAAGGATGGAGAATACGAAGCGGCAGAGTTTGTATCTGCTGAAAAGAAAGAAGCCGAATCATTGTATGGTGATATAGAAGATAAAGATGTAAACGATTTTCTTGGAGACGCTGCCTTACTAGATAAGGTGAATAAAATACTCCACGAATCAAGAGACATGCCGTTTGTCGGTGATGATGCTAATCTCATTCTCACATTCTTAGTTATGTTATCATGTAAAACAGATGCACCATTGAATCTCGAATTGATAGGTCAATCGGCATCTGGAAAAACATACATGACACTGACTGCTAGAAACGGTTTCCCCAAATCTATGTGCATGGTATTAGCGGGTGCATCGAGAGAAGCAATGAAGTATGACTATGATGAAATTGATGAGGACGGCAACTTCATTGTCAACGTGGATGGGAAATGTATTATCATCTTAGAGAAAGACGAATCGTTTGCATTCATTCAGAGGATGAAGCCGCTCATGTCCGGCGACGATAAGGAGTTGGTTTGGAAAACTCCGATGAAGAATGAAATGACAGGAGAGATTGAGACTAGAGATTTCATTATCAGAGGACAACCTGCTTTCATTACATTAACAACTAGAAACCCAAAAGAACAGGAACAAATCACAAGACAACTTTTGATGACACCTCAAACATCTGTAAGTAAAGTTGGAAATGTTGTTCGTAATCAATTGATGGCGAAGGCTCGACCCGAAACTTTCACCGTGAATCCATTGGTTCATACTTTACAAGCATCTATGCTATCCCTTAGAAAGAACAGAGTACGAAATATATTCGCACCTTTGTTGGCTGAGTTTTTCCCATCGAGAAATGCTCAACATCAGAGGGACGTGAAAAAAGTCCTATCAGTAATCGACGCAGTTACGTTATTACATAGTCATCAACGTCCAACACAGACTGACAAAACAGGAACATACATTCTATCTTCTATCGAGGATAATATTGTTGGCTTGTTATTATGCGACATTGTACTTCGTGCTTCATTGTCGGGTGTACCGGACGATGCGTGGAATACATTCTTGCAGATGCAAACAATGGCAGATTCAAAACGCCGACTCACAATTGATGCTATTCAACAGTGGTTAAACCTTCACGCATTCTCGGTTTCAAAATCTCAAATCAAGGAGAAGCATTTGCCTACATTAGAAGATGCGGGTCTCATCGAAGTTGCCAATCGAGGTGGTGGCCGAGGTGGTAGCCGCAAGACATACAAGATAGTTAAGTCGAGAGAAGGACTACTAGATACATATGCGCTAACACCATTATTCATAGAGGCGGTTCGAGATAATCTGAAAGATGTAATCGCAGACTTTTCAGATGTACTTGGAACATCAGAACGAGCGAAATCAATCCGAGCATTAACAAAAAACGAAGGTAAGATACTCCGTAGCATCGGATGTAAAACCAAAGAGGAATCTGAGATTTGGCGAAGTCTATTCTTGCCGAATTATTTCAGAACAACAAACAAAGGCAACTTACTATGGAAAATAATAGGAACGTCTGATAATCGAGATGTGTTATACTCCGGTCGAGCATGGTTCGATAATACTTGGGAATCAAAGGCTACCGAGAAACTTGAGGCTAAGAGAGAGTTGAGAGAAGAAATGAGAGTTACCACAATGAAAACAGCCGACATAGATAATGACTCCCTTTGGGATAGTTTGATGGAATCCCACTTAGAGGACTTAGAGGAATGATGACGCTCTTTATATGGGTGGGGATTTCTGACTTTGAATATGCCGTCAAAGACCGCTAGTAAAACAAAGAAATTGCCAAAGAACGTACAGAGCCGTTTACAGCCCTACATTGATAGGGGTGTTCAGAACGGTATTTTCGTGGATGATTCTCCAGTCGTCGACCTTTTCTCAAGAAAAGCAAACGACCCGAATCTACGTGAAACAATTCAAGCATTAGGTGGAATGAAATCACCTGCCGCTCAAGGATTCGTAACTGATTGTGTCCTTACTGATTTGTCTAACATCCTACGTCAAAAATCGTACACTGCTCATATGGATGTATGGGAAGTTGCTCACCGAACAGTCGGAATCGCAAAAGGAAATCCACGCCCAGTATGTTTCATCTACGGTCAAGCCGTTATTGAAGATGGCGACGCAGTAATGGACGCTGCTATGTTCAGTATGTCTCTATGGGATGACGACGCAGCAATCGCAGATGACCTTGTAAGAGGCTCATGGAAGGCTGCTGTATCATGTAGAAACCTAGATGCTGAAATGCTAGACCTAAGACCATTGACAGGCTTAACAGCGTTCAATGAAGAAGAATACGACCACTCACCTGCTGAGGACGTTCTACGTAACTTGTATGACGTTACAGACATAGCAGACTTAGAGGACGACATCTCAAGAACACCAAGAGACTACCGTCTAGTTGAAGCGACTGTATCATATGCAGGGGTTCAGACTTCAAGGACTGGAAATCAATTCGGTAAAGTCTTACTAAAGGACGAATCAACTATGACTATGGATGCTATCGAGAGCGGTGAAAACCTTATGCTCAACTGTATTACTACACCCGACATTGCATCTCGCTATGGTCGATATTCAAGAATCCTAGCACTCATTACAACCAAAGTAAATGGTGAATACGGACTATCCGCAAACCTAGAAATCGCAGTCGGTCTAGTGGTTGTTGAACCACCAAAGCCGGAAGTACCCGAAGCAGTAGCAGGGGATGACGGTGCAGACGACGCAGCAGATTATTTTGCTGACGACGATGACGAAGAAACACAAGACTCCACAGTTGAAGAAACCGTTGAAGAGACCGCAACAGACGGCTCTATTGAGGCGGAATCTGACACGGAAACTGTAGAGGGTGATGCCGAATCTCACGAAGCCCCGTCAACTGATGACGACTGGGATGACTGGGAGTAAGCAGTTTAATTAGGTGGAGAACGGAGAGATTCATATGGTAAAATCAGCAAAGAAGAAAACAGAAGCCTACGCTAATTTGATTGCATCTTGTGATACAGGAGATTCAATGGTGAAGATAAGACCACGCCACATGAAACTGCAAGGTTTCAGCGGTGCGGGTAAATCCACTTTCGCTCTGAAACATTTTGCTTATCATAGTGAAGGACGAGACCCTTCTGAATGCTTGATGACGATTATTGACTGCGACCTTGAAGGCCAAGCCGACTTGGTAGCACGTGAAGATATTCTACCACCGTCTCTCCGTTCTCGCCTATACCGTAAGGTATGTCGTAACCCACAAGAAGTCAATGATATGGTTCTAGCATTCATTGATTTACATAGACAACACGCTGCTGAATATCCAGACGGCGTTCGTGTAATGGTTATGGAAAATGAAGGAGCATATTACCTATCATGCCGTGATTATTATTCACAAGAAGTACACGGTAAGTCCGAAGGTGAACTATTACTTGCTAGACAACAACAAGCAGTAGCAGAAGGGAAAAAGACACTACCTGCATTCGCAGAAGGTCAAATGCACTCTTACAAAGTAATCAACAAATTATTTTTCCAACCATACGAGAGACTCAAAATTGGTGGAGAGTTGTATAACTATCACTTCTTATCTACGGTACTACTTAGACAATATACCCAAGACTACGGAACTGCAAACGAGAAACAAGTGGTTTCAGCAGCGGGCAGACCAGACCAAACCGACCCTCTCTTTGATTGGATTATTGAACTATCTCAGCAACAGCGAACCAAAGGCGGAGAGACACAAGTAAGACACACAGCGCATGTAAAGAAATCACGTGCTTGTAAGCCATTCAGAATAGACAACCCAACACCAGAAAGATTCTGGGATGCCGCTAGAAAGCAGGGGATGAACTGAATGATGAAACACCCTGCATGGTTAATGTGGTCTGAGGCTATTCCATCAGATGTTATTGATGGATGGGTTGAGAAGTGTGTAAAACTTCCTGTTCAAAAAGCGTCTACTTTCAGAACTGGAGACGATGGCGACGATGAGAATGATGGACATAGGAAAACCGATATTCGATGGATTCCAAACGATGACGTTTACAAGGAATTACATAACACAGTTTGGGAATATGCTATGGCAGCAAACCAACACTTCGGTGTCTCGGTTTCCACATTACCACCGCTACAATTTACAGAGTATTCAGATGTTGGACATCATTATGATTCACACCACGATATTGACTACATGAGACAAGATGGTCGCCATAGGAAATTAAGCGTGGTTATACAATTGACTGACCCCGATGAATACGAAGGTGGAGAATTAGGATTCTCTCATACTGCTTCACCTGCTCCAATAGACCTAGCAAAGAAAGGGTCAATCATAGTATTCCCTTCGTACCATGAACACTACGTAACCCCTATTACCAGTGGACACCGAAAGTCTTTGGTTGGATGGATAGAAGGACCTAGATGGCAATAATTAAGCGTTTAATTTATACGACACTTAAGATACGCTTTCATTATGAAAGTACCCTACTTATCGGCCAGTAGACTAAAAATGGCGAAAAACTGCACACAACAATATGAGTATCATTATGACCCCAAGTCTGATGATGAAATAACGCTTAAGGCAAAAGCGAACCACAGGGATTCTAGTCAAGCGGCTAGAGTCGGAACAAATGTTCACAATGCACTAGAGCATTGGCGTAAGCCAGATGAAGATGGTAAAACTGGCAAACTAACATTCGACCGTCTAATGGAATTGTACGAAAAAGAAAACGCAATTTCAGAAGTCGATTTTCAATTCTATCAAGATGGTAAATCTATGCTGACCCGTTGGTTCGACCGTAGGGGTCGTCAACCAGTAAGAATCATCGACACAGAAAGAGGATTTGGAACACATCGAAATCCTTACAAATTATCAAACGGAACACCAGTATTCGGTTTCATTGACGCTATCTTGGAACACAGGGATGGAACAATTGAACTTCTTGATTACAAGACTCAAAGGGCTGACATAACTCAAGCCGAGGCTGATAATTCAATACAGGCCGGAATCTATCTTGCAGTTGCTAGAGAGTGGTGGCCGGAAAAGAAAATCAAGTTTTCATTCGACTTGCTACGCTACGGCGTAGTGTCAACTACATGGTCCGATGAAAAAATCGACACGTTCAAAGATTGGTTGAAGGCTCAGTACGAATGGATTTCAAGTATCGACAAAGGTAATCCAACTATCGGAGATGGATGTAAATGGTGTGCCTTCTCTGATATATGCCCGAAGGCTCAAGAGTTGATGCAAAAAGGTGCATGGGATTTACTCGACCCTACTACGGGTGAGGACTTGGATGATATGCTAACAGAGTTAGCCACTATCAAAGCCTCTAAGCAAATGTTAGACCGTAGACAACGTGCTATTGACGCTCATCTAAAGAACAATGTATTCGATAGGCAGATGCCTGTTGATGAATGCGTTATAGAGACGCAGAATTGGTCTGTTGTTTGGGGCGAGACCACACGAACACAATACATTCCCTCATTGGTGCAAGAACTTATTCCACCTGCTGTATTCGGTCAAATGGTTTCTCTATCCAAAACCGCTGTTGAAAAAGTTCTACCAGTTTTACCCGATGATGTTGCGCTTGAAGTCAAAAAGACTGCGATAGTTAAGCCACAGCGTAGGATGAACATAAAGAAAAAGGAATCGAAAGCAGATGAATGATAAAACACAAGACGACAAATACGTGCCTAGTAGTAAATATGGACAGCGACGAAAAGGTCGCTTAGGCAAGTCTGACGGTCGTAATGTGAAACGTCTTTGGAATGCTATGATGAAAGCGGGTGCAACCCATCCCGATGGCAACGCTTTGACAACAGGTCAAATTGCCGCTCTCGATAATCAACCATTCGAAATGAATCGTTTATCAAATCATCTCGCAAAGAAACCTCATCTATTCGTGTGCGTAGGTTCTGAAAAGATTTCCAGCGTAGATGGCAGGTCCAAATATCCGCAAAAAACATGGTTGGCTTTACCGGATGCGTATGACTATAACTAAAAGGTTATATACCCCTACCCTCTCCGTTAGAACATGAACTGCCAAGAACAACAAATGACACAACAAATGTGGGACGCTATGCCTCAAGGTATGACATTAAACTATCACCCTTCTATGGAGTACATGGACTTAGAGCCTACTGTATCTGAGTTCAACGGTGCTACTTACAGGTGGGACGCTGAAGTCGGTGCTTGGTACTGTACCCAAGTAACCAACATGGAAGCCGTGTTAGAGGCTTACTCAAACAGGGTTTGGAGAGGAATGGACGTATATGTTGAACCTCAAATAGAGAGGGTGTACGCATGAGTGCATTCGACCCTCGACTTCAATTCTTGAAGGACGGTTTGGCCGCATGGGAAATCCAGAATCATTGGAAAGGACCATGCGGTCATTCTATCTCTGAACTAGACTACGACTGTGAATATTGTAAGGCAGTTAATGAGTACATAATGTACCTAGACTGGCTACCAGAATACAACTACGGTCAACGTGTAGGCGGGCAATAACACAAGTTCGTTTATATTGGTGGGGAACTACGTTCAAAGCATGGCTAGAGAGAACACTCCTAATAGTGCTGTGTCTCGACAGGTGGACATAACAGCCGCAACTAGCCTTCTTACACGATTTCTCGATGCAGGGACAGTGGATGACCCACCCACCCCAGTACGTATTTTATTCGACAACGACGGTGCTTCTATTTGGACTACGAATCAAACGAGAACACTTCAAGTATTTGTTGACCGATGGGGTGTCCTTAGTTCACTGGCAGAGCCTTGTGTACTTTTGGTTAACCCAAAGGAACTTTCGAATCTTCTCAAACTAAAGTTTCAGAGTGAAAATGTTCGTATCACTACGGACACTCATAGTATGATTCGCATACAAGGAGAAACGACAGGAGCAGAAATCAATTGTGCTGACGAGGATGAATGTTTGACAATACCCGACCGTTGGGTTTTACCTATCGTGGATGGTGTGAGAACATTCCCCATGTTTAGAAATGAACCGGCTGATTATATTATTGAAATGTCTATGAGTCAACTCAAGAACTGTTTGAAAGATATGAAGGTAGCGAAAGCCCCGTATGTTGAATTATTCTTGAACGAAAAGAATCGAGGCGAGGGTAGATGTATGGCCGGTCATTGGACTTCTAAGACGACACGTTCATGGTCTGACGTGGAATATGAATCTGTTATTGAGCCTACATCTTGGACTATTAGATTCAGTGAAAACCTCGATACTATACTTCGTAAGTTTTCAATTGATACAACTGAAGTACGTATCTCGAAACATAGAGAAGGTGCATTCGTTATTATAGATTCAACTGATGGAGAGTTTACATCAGTTTTAGCAACAGAAGCGGTGAAAGAATGAAAGAAGACGTAATGAAAAAAATAGAAGAGATGCTTGGTTTTACTGAGGACGATGTAGAGAGTTTGAGGCTGTTAGTTACAGTTGACTTACTGAAATCGGCTATGGGAATAACAGAGCAGCAAATAGACCTAGCATATGAACAAAGAATCAAGAAAGAATTGAGAAGTCTTTCGGACACATTTACAAAAATATTGGACGGGAATTGATGAGACTTGACTTCCAACAGTTTGAGGAATTATGTGAGCAATTAGGCTTCACACATTACCCACGTGCAGTTGGAAATCCAAGACAACATTTCATCTTTACACCCGAAGATGCTTATGCTTCTTTTGTTGAATGGAACGGCTCTAATTCGTGCTTTATCAGTACACAGGGTTATGACGGCTTGGGGTATGATGGCGGCGGTAAACAACTGCCTACGCAGATACAATACCGTCTCACCTTCTTCGACTTCGACCATGACACCAAGCCGGAGAATGCTTATGCTGATGCTGTTAAGTTATCTCAGTACCTAGAAGAACACGACATTGCTCATTGGGTTCAATATTCTGGCTCAAAGGGTTATCATTTATTCATCATGCACAGACCGACTTTGTTCAAGTACAAACATACTGATGGTTCAGCAGATGCACTACGGAAAATCGTTAATACAACTCAGACTCACTTGAAGGTTTTACTTGGCTTAAATACACTCGATGTCCAAACTACTGGCGACCCTAAGCGGTTGTGTAGATTTCCATTTACTAAACACGTGAATAGACATGGAGAGATAAGTGGCCGCCATGCAATGCCTGTTACTAGAGAGATGCTTTATGGTGGACATGATGATATTGTGAAACATTCTTACCGTCCGAGAAATGTTGGAAACTACATTCTGGGAAGTAAGACATTCAACTTGAAGGAACTCATTACATACATAGACGTGAGAATCAATAAGGAAGATGTGGAACTTCGTCCTGTTAACTCAAGTCAAATCAATGTCAATGTTGAAACATCACTGGGACAGTTTCTTGCTTCACTAGAAGTTAGATGTCCCGGCGTTATTAATGAGTTGAGAACAATGAATCCATATCACAAAGCGAGAGTCCATACGGCAATGTTCGCCAAGTCTCTAGGTATGGATTTGGAGACCTTCGACGCTCTCTGGATTGAACTAGCGAATGAAAGGGGCTACGTTGATGTTGAGAATCATGATTATCGAAGACATCAACTTCGTTCAATATTTCATAACGATAGATACCACACAAATGCCAATTGTTCAACTTTGAAAAGAGACCGTTGTTGTATTGGCGACGCATGTCCTAAATATATCAAAGCATTCCCTAAGAAAAAGAAGATTAAACGCAAATGGAGCAAGAAAGTATGACCCCCGCAAACAAGACATTCAAGCCTCAAGAAATATTAGACGACCCTGTTGCTTTTGCAGAGGCGGCGAGTAGTGGTGGATTAGGCCGTAAACTTGCCTTGTTACGCCTTCTAAGCGGTGGTAGCGTTGAAGTTGGGGAAATACCCGACTCGATAGAAGAACGCTGTGAATGGCTCGGTAGGGCTATCATAAACGAATTGTTAGATAGACAACAAAAGGTAGACCATAGAGAGCATTGGGTTATCGCTGAATATCTCAACAATCTTGGTTTTGAAATTGTTCATCTGAACACCGGGTCTGGAGACATTTCAACTCGAAGTGTTTCCGTAGAAAGAAAAGAAGATGACTTTCTACCTTCACTTTTCGACGATAGGAGATTAAGACAACTTGGTGCTATGAGAGAAGAGGCTGAGTTTTCTTATCTTGTAGTAACGAAGTCTTATGAAGAAATCAAAGCAGATGTTATGATGCGAGATGTGAACGAGAGAATCCTTCTCGGATATATTGCTTCTCTATGTGCAGTCGGCTACCCCCCTCTATTCATCCCCGACAAGCATGACGCTGCCGAACTCATCAAGAGACTGGTCGATAAGATTGAAGATGACGACCCTAGAGTTTACGTTCCGAGACCAAAAGGTGCGAAGCCGAGTGATTATAGAAACGCCATGATTGAATCATTACCTAAGATTGGAACTAAGACGCGACGTAGAATAGTTGAGACATTTCCGAACTTCGCCAGTCTAGCAAATGCTACTGTTGAAGAGATAATGGCAATAGATGGAATAGGCAAGAAAACAGCCGAGAAGATTCATCGTATATTACATGATTAAATAGGTGGGGAGTCAAAGATTTATCATGCCTCAATTCCGAGTCTCAGTTGACTTTGGTAAAGAAGGAGTAGAGCAGTTAGAAGTTAACGCCAATAATGTCGGTGTTGCCTTGAAACAAGCATATGAAATAACTGCTGAAAGAAAGACGAACCCCGTTTCCGTCAATGTGGTACGTGTTATTGAAGAAGTTTGGGAAACTAGAAGCCCAGTAATGAAAGCATAAACACAGTAATGAACCACGTCGGGGGACTTGAACATAGACATGATACCACACTCTGAAAAATTAACTTGGACGACAAGCGGTGCGTTCGGTATGGAACTTCTCGGTATTGATGAGAATGGAGACCACGTTGCTACCGTTGTATGCAAATCAGATGGGACATGGACATTCGTTTTTACAGGCTATGCAGGTCGAGGAACTATTCAAGTCGGCAACGGTTGTGATTACAATCCATTACATATGGTAGAAGTCCTAAGAACACATTTTATTGAACCCGAAGAAGAAAGTAATTATATTCCATTCAAACCTAAAATGAAGAAAGCAGACATTGACCCAAACTGGGTTAAGTGGGACGAAGGATGGAGTGAAGAATGGTCTTAACATGGTCTCAGACTGGTGCTAATAATCGCACTGAAATGTTGGCTTTTACGAACTCTTCCGTGTCTGGACAGCATAGTGGTATTCATCTTACGAAGAGAGACGACGGCATGTGGGTTGTGTTTCACGAAGGAGCAGAATACGTTATGCCAGACAGGACAGGAACAGAAGAAGCAGCACGTGAGTTTCTAATTTCCATGCTTGGTGGCAAAAAGTTATCTAATAGAAACGAGGATAAACCCTTTATCCGGTTCAATGACCACGAAAGAGGGGCATCCTTCGATGTGTGGCAGGTGAAATAGTGTCTAAAAGAAATAAAAAGGACTTACGTAAAGCCGCTTCGAATCGTTTAGGAAAAATGAATAGTTCCGATTCTTTGAAAGAAAGGGCGAAAATAAAAGCAAACATCTCTGACCCAGATGCAGTTGGTCCAGCACCCCCTACACCACGACCCGTAGGTCCACAAGGCCCTGCGAGAACAACTGACGGAACTACGTCGGTTAATTGGCGTGGTGTCTATTCAGACGACATCGAATATTATCAAGGAGATGCAGTATTCTATAACGGGTCATCTTACATTCGAATAAGAAGAGGCAGTACGACTGGTCAACTTCCTACAAAGAAAAGATACTGGGATGTCTTGGCGCAACAAGGTGGTGTTGGTCCTAGTGGTCCAGAAGGTAGTCAAGGTATCATTGGTGCTACAGGCCCAACAGGTTCAGCAGGTGCAGCAGGTCCACCCGGAGCAGATGGTCCGGCAGGTCCGGCAGGTCCGACAGGTCCAACTGGTGCTGATTCTACGGTAGCAGGTCCACCCGGTCCAGAAGGTCCAACTGGGCCAGCAGGTCCAACTGGACCTACGGGGGCTGATAGCACAGTAGCAGGTCCACCCGGTCCAACTGGGTCAACAGGTCCAACTGGAAGCACTGGAGCAGTCGGTCCTACAGGCCCAACAGGTGCAGACGGCCCAACAGGACCGACTGGATTAACAGGCCCAACTGGACCAACAGGTCCAACGGGTGCAACAGGGTCAACAGGAAGCACTGGCCCAACAGGTCCAACAGGACCGATTGGTTTGACTGGAGATATTGCAGGTTTCAGATATGAGTTTGACAACGGAACAACATCAACCGGGTTTGGAGCAGGTATTTTCAGATTCAATAACGCAACTCCTTCAAGTGCAACCGAGATTTATGTTCACGATACTTCCGACACGTCTCACAACATCGATAATATTCTGACATTAATTGACGGACAAACATCAACTATCAAAGGAACAATCTTGATTAAGACTCAAGCAAATGATGTCTTTAGTGCTAATATTACAGAGATTACCGAGACTTCTAACATTTACACTCTATCACTTTCTTCCGTCTCGGCTTCTGGAACTTGGTCCGATGGTGAAATTATATTCATTCAATTTACGTCCGTAGGTGATAAGGGAGACACCGGGTCAACCGGGTTAACCGGGCCGACTGGACCAACAGGCCCAACGGGTTCAACTGGACCGACTGGAGCAACTGGCTCAACTGGGGCAACAGGTCCAACAGGGGCTACAGGTGCAGTAGGACCGACTGGCCCTCAAGGTGATACTGGTGCTACTGGTGCTGTTGGCCCAACAGGTCCAACAGGATTAACAGGACCTACAGGCCCAACAGGGCCGACTGGAGCAACAGGACCAACCGGACCTACAGGAGCAACAGGACCGGCGGGTAGTATTGGGCCAGAAGGACTGAACTGGAGAGGAACATGGGATTCAGCAACAACTTATGCAGTTGATGACGCAGTATCTTATGATGGTTCGTCTTACATTGCGATTTCATCTAGTACCAATGAAAGGCCAGATTTGAACGTCAATGATGAATGGCAGATACTATCATCTGAGGGAGATACAGGACCTACAGGTCCGACTGGCCCTACTGGACCGACAGGTCCGACTGGGGCAACTGGTGGCACAGGTCCGACTGGACCGACAGGAGCAACAGGTCCAACTGGGTTAACAGGCTCGACTGGACCTACTGGACCTACGGGTGCTACTGGTACTGCGGCAGGTTTTGGTACTCCGACGGCAACAACAGGTCCGATAGGAATAACCGCATCTGGTCCAGATACCGCCAAAGTCTTTGCATTCTCAATACCCGCAGGGGCTACAGGACCTACAGGCCCAACAGGGGCTACAGGACCGACTGGAAGTACGGGAGCGGCAGGTCCGACAGGACCGACTGGAAGTACGGGAGCAACAGGGCCTACTGGTCCTACGGGAGCAACAGGACCAACTGGTACTGCTGCCGGATTTGGAACTCCAACAGCCACCACTGGACCGATAGGAGTAACAGCAAGTGGCCCAGACACAGCCAAAGTATTCGCATTTACCATTCCTCAAGGTGCTACAGGACCTACAGGTCCAACAGGAGCAACTGGAAGCACTGGTCCGACTGGTCCTACTGGAGCGACGGGAAGCACTGGTCCGGCAGGTAGTGATGGGGCAGCCGCAGGTTTTGGTACGCCAACCGCTACTACTGGTCCAATAGGTGTTACAGCCAGTGGACCGGACACTGCGAAAGTATTCGCATTTAGCATTCCAGCAGGGGCTACAGGTCCGACTGGACCAACAGGAAGCACTGGTGCAACTGGACCAACAGGTGCTACAGGCCCAACTGGACTTACTGGCCCAACTGGTCCGACGGGTGCTGCCGGAGCAACTGGTCCGACTGGACCAACGGGTGCTACCGGACCGACAGGGGCTACTGGACCAACTGGGCCGACTGGACCAACCGGACCTACGGGTTCTATTGATGTCCTTACAGACGTAACAATAACATCAGCAGAAGACCAACAGATTTTGGTTTACGATGGTGCATCTTCTGAATGGGTAAATGAATATCATGATGAAATGTATATCAGAGTAAAGAACGATACTGGTGGTTCTTTGTCTCAAGGTAAAGTTGTATATGCAAGTGGACCGCAAAATGCAAATGTTGTTGATGTAGGATTAGCAAGAGCAGATTCGGCAAGCACTATGCCCGCTATGGGAGTCCTTTACCAAACACTTGCAGCAGGTGAAGAAGGAATAGCCGTAGTGTTCGGAAAAGCGCATAATATCGCAGCAGATTTCACAGTTGGAGATGTATTATATGTAAGCCCAACAACAGCAGGTGAAGTTACAAACGTAAAACCAACTGCCACTACTTCTCATCTAATACAGAATGTAGGTATTCTAATGAGTGCTCATGCTTCTAATGCTTCTGTATTTATCACAGGTGTTGGAAGAACAAATGACGTTCCAAATAATATCGACATAACTGGAACTATTACTACTGATGGAGATATTACATCCGGGGCGAACTACGTACAATCTCAGAACAATGCTACGGAGACACGTTATTTACTACGTGGAACTGCTTCACCCGGTTCTGGTACAATCAACTTGGATTCTTGGACTATTACTCAAACAGCGAATGTTGAATACACAATTACAATGGAAAGAAGCACTGGTGATTTAGAAACGATGAAAATATTAGTGCATTCTTCACAAGTAAGTGGGGATGCTGTTAATTTCTCGGTCTTTTCAAGACTTGGTGAAGACACTGGTACTATCAGTGTGAACGTATCATCAGATACGGCCACACTTAGGTTTACGCCAACGGCATATACCGGGTCTTACTCTTGGGTAGGTAGCGCAAAGCGGTTGAATGATTATTGAGGTGTGATGAATGGCAGATAATTTCAAAGTTGACGGAGATATAGAAGTCGAAGATGGTATAAAGTTCGGAGATGGAACTAGACAAACAACCGCTTCTAGTGGAATAGCAGGGCCTACAGGACCGGCAGGGCCTACAGGTCCAACGGGTTCTACTGGAGCGACAGGACCGGCAGGTGCAACAGGTCCAGCAGGTTCGACAGGACCGACAGGGCCGACAGGTCCTACAGGAGCAACAGGTCCTACAGGAGCAACAGGTCCTACAGGAGCAGCAGGGCCACCCGGTCCTACAGGTCCGACTGGTGGAGATGGACCAACTGGTCCAACAGGTTCTACTGGGCCTACAGGTTCTACTGGACCGACAGGAACAGCCGCAGGGTTCGGTACACCTACCGCAAGTACAGGACCAATAGGTGTAACAGCGTCCGGTCCTAACACAGCCAAAGTTTTTGCTTTTAGTATTCCTCAAGGAGACACCGGAGCGACAGGTGCAACAGGGCCACCCGGCCCAACTGGTCCGACAGGGGCTACTGGACCTACTGGAAATACAGGTCCAACTGGAAATACAGGTCCAACTGGAGCGACTGGTCCAACAGGTGCGACAGGTCCACCCGGCCCAACTGGTGCTGTTGGTCCAGCAGGTAGTGTTGGTCCAGAGGGTCTAGTTTGGAAAGGTACATGGGCTACTTCGACTGCTTATGCAGTTGACGATGCTGTTTATTATTCCGTTGAGGAATCATCTTACATTTGTATTCAAGCACATACATCGGGTGCAATAACTCCGACTAACACATCTTATTGGAGCATCTTAGCAGCACAGGGAGATACAGGTCCTACAGGTCCGACAGGGGCTACAGGTCCAGCCGGACCACCCGGTCCTACTGGTGGCACTGGTGTAGCAGGTCCACCCGGCCCAACCGGAGCGACAGGGCCTACTGGAGCAACAGGTCCGACTGGTAGCACTGGACCAACAGGAACGGCAGCAGGGTTTGGAACACCCACAGCAAGCACTGGTCCTATTGGTGTGTCTTCAAGTGGTCCAGACACCGCTAAAGTATTCGCTTTCTCGATACCCGCAGGGGATGTAGGCCCAACAGGTGCAGCAGGTCCACCCGGTTCTACTGGTCCTACTGGCCCTGCTGGTGCGGCAGCAGGTTTCGGAACTCCTACTGCTAGTACAGGTCCTATTGGTGTTACAGCAAGCGGTCCTAATACCGCTAAAGTATTCGCATTTTCTATACCACAGGGAGCAACTGGC